TTAGTTTTATAAAACTTACAAATTTTTATTTGTTTTAAACCATTACATTCCTCACTAAGTAGATCGCATTTATATTCGCTGTCGCCAAAACCAGTTTTTGCAAATACGCGTCTTTCCTTTTCGACGTTAAAATTCATTACTCTTTCCTCCTGAAATTTCCTCAATGCTTAAATTCGTGATATCCGCGCTTACATCACAAACATCCATTAAAACGCTTTTAACCCACGACTTCATATCCTCCGGTTTGTCCGTTTCAGCCGTAAGCTGAATCTGCGCCATTGCTCTGACTATGTAGGTTTTCATTTCATTCGCTCCAATCTATACTCATTTTCAGTCCTCCTCATACGGAATAATATCTAAAATTTCAAATTCACTATAGTCATGCGAATCGTCTTCTCTAACCGATATAACTTTTATACTCTCATTTAATTTCGGCAGACCATATGCGTAATATGAAATATCGCTATCGTCCTCAGGATCCGGCAAACTCTCAAGACTTTCTATATCTTCACATTCAACAATTATCGAATGCCGTAGGGTAGCTTTTTCACCAATGTCGATTAAATATTTATTCATTTTCTTCTCCTTCCAACAGTTCGGGGTTGTCAAATTTGTTGCCTACAACCTCCGTTCTAACCTTTTCCTTTTCATAATTAGCGCATTTAAACAAGCTTTCAGCAAAATCCAAACCCGCTTGAAAACCGTCGTAATATTTTTTGAGTCCATATAAATCACGGTCGTAATCATACTCCTTTCGACGACGATAAGCTTCAATCGCTTCTAACGCTTTGTCAGTATCAATATTTTTTGCCTTATACATAGATTACCTCCTAATTTTTTATCCTCCCTGACTTTCATTAACAGCCGAATAGCTGTCGTTCGTTATTTCAATCTCCGTTCTTGGATTTTTCTTATCCACCTTGCCGCACAGTTTCAGGTCAATGTTGCTGAAGCTGTCGTCGGCAATAATACCCGCCTTTACAAGTCCGTCCAGTATAAACTTCCCGCTGTAGTTGTCGGGATCCCGCCGTATTTTATTTCCAAAAAAATATGTAAGGGTAACAACGGCCTTTTCAAGCGGTTTTTCCGGTTTAGGCCTGCATTTCAGCAATATAAGCTTCGCCCAGTACTTTTTCTTTTCCTGATACTCCCATTTATTTGTCCTTCCGATAAATTTGTTATTGCTCGGAGGTATCTCGTTTATCGTGTATTTCATTCCTGTATTTCTCCATAAGCACGCCGTTCCAACAGCCGCGCTTGAAATAATTGCTTTTTTCAGTAGTCACTTTTTGGCCTATTTCACATAAGGCCAGTGAATTTCCGCCAAGCTCGCATTCATGACATGCCACCCATTGAAATCTTCCGTAAATATAGCTATTCATATTCGCCGCCGAAATCATTTACAAAGACTTTTAAATCCTCCAAATTATAGCTGTGCTCCTGTTCAGGCAGATTTTCAGAACGATTATCATAATTGCCGTCCAGAACCTTTGCCATATTGGTATCCTTTATAAGCCAGTCGAAAGTAGCCCGCCAATCGCATTTAATTTTTCCTTTTAAGAAATCACTGGATTCTGCTTTTTTAAACAGTCTTTCAAAATCTTTTAGATTATATTTTTTCAGGCTTGCTTTAACAGCTTTCTTTCTGGCTTCTGAATATTGGGTTATTCTGGGATACGACCTGCATATCCGATTATATAATTCAAATATTAACATACAGTTATCCTGGGGAGCGTCAGGTGTAGGCGGTACGCCGTCTTCTTTACTTTCCTTTACTTTACTCTTCTTTACTTTACTTTCCTTTACTTTACTTTGTTTTATTATCGGCTGATTAACTTCAACTATCGGCTGATTTTGGCTTAAAATCGGTTGATTTTCAAATAATTGCAAAATAGAATTCCTTGAAGACAGCTTTTTCATTTTTTCAAAATCTAAAAGCCAGTAATCAAGATTTATATCAACCGCTTTTCGCTCTACAGTAGCTTGATAAAATTGCTCCTGAATACGCTTAGACGATAATATTCCGGATTTAAATAGGTCGCCGCTAAATAGTTCACACGCCACTAAACCCTCGATTATTGCCATTACGGTTTCCGGAGTAGGAGGATACTTTCCTCTTATAATTCCAAGTATCTTCCATACTACGCGATTTTTAGTTTTCTCATCTCCATAATCAATATAATAGCCTTTGCCTCCATAAATTAGGTCAAGAAGAGTAAGCCATACATCAATCGCTACGGAGCCATATTCCATACGTAAATCCGATAATTTTTCATCATTTGTCATTCCGATAAAGTGGGAATAATAATCAATCCCCTCTTTGTTGAACGCCAACTTATCACCTCATTTCAAGATAAAGCACAAAGCTAAAACGGAACTTCTCCGTCGCTTAAAATTTCCTCGAAGTCCTCTAAACCGCCTATTGCCGCCGATTCCTGATTAGCCGTACTTACTGCCGATTTAGGCGGATCGGCGAAGGCATAACCCGCTGCGGAAGCATTCCCGCCGTCACCGGAGGATTTACTTTCGCCGAAGTTAACATTATCCGCCTGAACGTCCATAGAGTAATGCTTAACGCCGTTCTTGTCGGTATAATTGTTGTTTCTCAAACTTCCTTCAACAATTATCATTTTACCCTTAGAAAAATATCTGTTGATAAATTCAGCCGTATTGCGCCATGCCACGACATTAATAAAATCAGTCTGCCTTTCACCGGTTTCCTTAGAAGTATAATTCCTGTTTACCGCCACCGAAAACCTGCACGTCGCTATTCCCGACGGGGTTTGCTTTAATTCAGGATCGGCTGTAAGCCGACCCATTATTATTACTTTGTTAAGCATTTTGATCCTCCATTAAGCTTGTAAAGTCGTCTATTTCATTTTCCAAAGCAGGCTCCTGAACAGGCGATTCATATAATTCCGCGTCAATGGGCGCGTTGCCGATCGGTTCTTCAATATTCATTTCTTCCGCTCCGTACATTCCTTCAAAATTGTCCGGGAAAGCCTCTCTTAACGCCTGCATTTTTGCAACCTTGCGTATCATAGTAGCCGGTATTGACGCCCACTGCGCGTTGATAGTACCGTCCTTTTTTTTGCCTATGTATTCGTCAAGTGATACGGAAGCTTTTACAGGCTTATCATATCCGTCAACATAAACCTCAGCCCAACCTCCTAATAGTTGTTCATCAGGCAGCACAATTGTTCCAGTTCTGTTTTCAATGCCGATATCAGGGCTATATACCACAACTCCCGCGTCAAAGCCTTTGTACTTATCGCATCTTGCCGCGCGCTTTTCAAAGGCTGCTTTTCCGGTTACTATTGTAGCCGGTTGATTGCCGTACTTAATCAGGTAAGCTTCTCGTAAAAATGGATTCAAGCCCTGATATTTGCAAAGGTTGATAAACATTACAATCTCTTGTGTTGTAACTTTATCCGCGTCGCCTGAAACAAGATATTTTTTTACGGTGTTCGGACTTAGCTTGACATCAGCGTTTCCTGCTTTAAAAGTAATTTCAAGCGGATTTGAATCTGATTTAGATTTAACCAATGAATTATTTACTGCCATTTTCTTTAACCTCTTTCTCTTTCGTGATTGTTTCAAATTTTATACCGTTATTTCTCATAAAGTTCATTAAACTTATTATCTGACTGCGAGTACAAACAACCCGAAACGAAGCTGTTCCGATCGAATCGGCCGCTATATCTTTTTCCATTCCCGGAATAACTTGCTGCGTATCTGATATCACTGTCGGCTGTACCGGTTTAGATTTTTCTGTATTTAACGCCTTCGCTTGGATTTCCGTTTCTTTTTTTAATTGTGCAGCATATACAAGCGTTTTACTTAAATCGTAATTTTTGCAATACTCTGACAAAATAGCCGATTTATAAGGCACGTCTGAATATTGGTCGTTTATAGTTGCCAATTCCTCGCGGATCCGGTCGATGGTATCTCCGATCTCATTTTTCAACGTATCCGTTTTCATTGTAACGTTTGCCCATTTGGGGTTTAATATTTTATCAAATAAAACGATCTCTGCAAGTTCTTTTACATTCTCATTAAAATACGTTTTCAGTTCGTTGTATTTTTCCTGCTTTTTTATCTCCTCGAACTCCTTGAGCTGAGTGTCAATTGCAATAACGGGAGCTTTGATAAGAGATACTAATTCCTTGCATTGCGCTTCAAAGTTATTGTACGGAGCAAGGCATACCGACTTGATTTCCTTGCGTTTGTCCTCAATTGCCGCCGCCAGCTTATTAAGCTTTGCCTTATCGGCCTTTGCGGCTTTTATTCCGTCTTCAGTCACAACGAGATTTTTGTATTTTATAAGTTTTTCTTCAAGCTCTGATTTTATTTCCTCAAAATTGAAATCTATGCTCTGAGGAAATGCGCCAAGATCAGTTTTAACTAAAAAATCCATATATCCTCCTTAAATATCCGGCAGAATTTGCGCCGGCCTTTTTCCCGACTGAAGAGATTCCCAAAACTGTGATTCTTTTTCAATCAGATATTCGATATCGTCCATAACGTCCTTCCGGTCGACGCTGTATTCCTTTACGACTGCGCGCAGCGAATCATTTTTGAAATATCTTATATATGCGCGAAGAATGGAAAAGTTCCAGCCGGTTGCTATAAGTTGGTGAAGCGCCTGTATGTAGTAGCTTTCAGGCATTGATTCATCGCTCCAATCCTTCCACTGTATCGGATTTTGAATAGTAGCGGTTTTGATTTCAAGAACGCCTTGTCTGCCAGTTCGCGTATCGGTAAGTTCTCCGTCCAGAGTAGCAAATATATACGGATGGTCCTTATCGGCATACATCCGATATTCATGATATTTTACGTCATATTCAGGGTGGTCAAGAATGAAAAGGCGTCTTACCGCGGCTTCCGCTTCCTTGCCGTATATGACGGCCGGCTTTTCTGATACGTCCTCCGGTTTCTGCAAACCGGCTTTTTCGTCCCACAGGCGCACATTACTTTTGTATTTGTTTAAGCCTATGATACATGCGGCGTCGCTCCCGCCGATACCTTTTTTTCTTGCGTTCAGCCACTCCTCTCGGTTTTTTGGATCAGCAACAATCATGATAACTCCTTTATTTTATACAGATTCATTGTAATCTTCCTCCGTCATTTCCTCCATAGAAAGAGCCAGATTGTATTTAGAAAAAAGAAGTTTAAGTTTATTAAAGCATTCGTCTGTTATTTCCCCGCCTGACGCTATGATAACGTCTTTGATTATACTTTTATATATATTTTTTTCTTTCATGCTTGACATTTCCTCCTTAGTTACTCACGGCCGTTCAGTCATTGCCGCACTTCAAAATGCGTCTTTACAACTTCAATAAAGCCTAAATATTCTTTGGAGTATTTACTGTTACCGTGTTCTTCCTTTACCTTATTTTCGAACTCGTCGAGATTCCCACTAAAACACCCGCATAAAACGTGTATATGTCCGTCTTTGCATTTAAAGAAACTGGCGGATCTATTATGAGATCCGAGTCCCCGTTCACAAAGATAATCATCATTACTGTTAATCAGCCCATTACCGTTAAACCGAGTATCACCGCTAACCTGAGCGTTACCGCTAACCTTAGCGTTACCGCAAACCTTAGCGTTATCTCCAACCCAAGCGTTTCCTCCATGACTTAAATTACGTTCGTTTTCAATAAATCCTCCTAAATCACCGGCTTCAATATCCCTGAATGATCTTAACGCCCTTATTCTGAAAAACGTTTTACCACCTATTACTTTTGTCTCTTCCGTTAATTCATACTTTTTCATACTTGACATTTCCTTTCCGCTATGTTATAATAGCATTGTTAATATTTTTTCTTTACGTCCGCTACTGTGCCAGCAGTGCGGGCGGTATTCTTTTGCGTACTCATAAATTAAACCTCCTTTACCTAAGCATAAAGTCATACTGCTGATCCTTATACCATTGTTCTTCCTGGGCTTTTCCCGCGTCTATCACTTTTACTTTGTGACTGCTCACACTGTCGCTGACCATTTCCAGTGCGGCGGAAGCTCCCGCAAGCGCGGCTCCTAACGCTAAAAACCACGGATTCACCAGCAGTCCCAACGCTAAGCCCGCCGTCGCTCCTATTAAGCATATCGTTCCGATTTTTTGGTATGCGTTCATTTCATTATTATCCTTTCCGGTATCGGACGAATGCCGATTACCCGCTCTTCATAAGATTCCTCCGGATCAACATGGCAGCTGTTTAAATATTCTGCAAATTTGCCCGTGTTGATTAAGATTTTCCTACCGGATTGTACGGCTACCACCTTTCCGCTCTTTGCTAACTGTCTTACAAAATACTCCGGTAATTTAAATATTTTTGCCGTTTCTTTTATCGTTGCCATATCCGGTACTTCGCTATAAAGCATGATTTTACTCCTTTCTTAATCCCATTCGTTTTTTCCATTCTTCAAACGGCTTACGGTAAATCTCAAATTCTGTGTCAGCCATTTCGCAGGAATTTGCAAATTCGGAATATTTGCCTTGCTGAATCATGGCCTTTACTTTTGTGGGCGATGTTTTTACGCCGCACTTCCTTAAATCACAAGTCAATTCATTTAATGTCATTGTTGGGCGTGTTTCCATGATTTTCTCCTTTCTTATTACGCTGACTTGATTTCTTGTCCCTCACTTCAAATTTGCTTTTAAAACAATAGGAACAGCGATACAACAAGATTACATAACATTATGCAAAAAATTAAAATTAGAACCGCCTTTAGAACTTTTCTAAACTTACATTCGCCATAAAAGAATTTGAAGGCTACTACTGTGAAAAGGATATTAAATAGCCAATTGACAATAGTGAGAAGTATAATTGACTTCATTCAATCACCTCCTGTTTTGTTCTGTCAGCAATTTTTTCTCCTTAATACTCGCACGAAGACAATACTTTCGCAATTTCAAGAATCTGCTTAGTTAGCTTTGCATATTTTCTTGAACGATGTGAGCCTAACTTAAGTTGACATTCTCTAAGGTGCTTGATTTGAGCAATAAGAGTTTGTTCAACTGTAGGCTCGCATTTTTTTAACTCTTTCATAATTTTTTCCTCCTACGCTGATTTGGTGTTGTCTTTTATTTGTGTCCTAAAAGAAACATTCAATTAAAAAATACATTCAAAATATCAGTATCTGTTAAATTCAAAGCGAATTTCAACGCCAAAATTTCTTTCTGATTGAACTTACCATTTTTCAATTTAGCATACATACTTTTGCGACAAATACCGGTTTTATCGGCTATTTTGGGGATTGATGTATGTTCTCTTGCGAGAATCATCCTAAAAGCTGTTTCGTTCATTATAGCACCACCTTTCATTGTTTCCTTTAGGACACTTACAGTATAACACTCTAATTAATATTTGTCAAGTACTTTAGGAAACTTTTTTTATGAAATTTGAAAATATTGTTGCATTTAAGAAACAGATATGTTATAATTCTACCAGAGAGTGAGGTATTTATATGACATTAGGTGAATTAATTCATATCAGAAGAAAAGAGTTAAACCTTACATTAGAAGAAGTAGGTAACGCTGTAGGTGTAAGCAAGAGTACTGTTCGCAAATGGGAAACCGGTTATATATCCAATATGAAACGGGATAAAATAGCTCTATTATCAAAAACTCTTAAATTAAATCCAGCACAATTTATAGTAGAGCCTGACAAAGATATTAATAGCACAAATCCACATCAGCTCCTAATTGATAAGTATGATAGTCTAAACAAATCCGGCCAGTCAAAACTTATGGAGCGTCTTGACGAACTTCTGGAACTTCCTAAGTATCGAAAAGAGTGACAAACATTTGTTTTATGTCTATATTATAGAACAGCTGTTCTAATATGTCAATAGGAAATTTAATTCCTGGAAATATTTTACTTTTATAACTTGTTAATAATTTAGCCATAATTTGTCACTTATTGACAAAAAATTCGATTTTTATTGTCGATATTGCGAATTGAATTACCTCGCTATATATGTTATTATTTTTATATTATAATATATATGGAGGACATAATTATGACAAAAGACGATCTTAAGAAAAGGATTAGCCAAGCAGAATCACCTCCCAGTTCTTATAACACTCTTAATTCGGTATCAAAAACCATTCAGACGTTGGCAATCTTTGTCGCAATTATCGGGGTAATCATTGGATTACTAACTTTAAAAGCCAGTAAAATTACATCTTTGGCTACTATTGTTGAATTTGCGGTTAGTGCAGCACTTATTTATGCAGTGTCAGCAATCATATCCGCAATTGCTGATATAGTTTTAAATACATACACTACAAAAAGACTATTGGAGTTGCAAATCCAGCTTGATAATGATATGGATTAATGAAAAGAGGGTATAATCATGGATTTTATTGATGAAATAAAACAATTTAGCAAAAGAGTAGATAGTCTAAAAGATAACTTACCTACAGAAGAAGCTACAAAAACATCTCTTATTATGCCGTTTTTTTCTCTACTTGGATATGATGTATTTAATCCCGAAGAGTTTATGCCTGAATTTACTGCTGATGTCGGAATAAAAAAGGGAGAAAAGGTTGATTATGCGATATTAAGTAACGGAGAGCCGGTAATTTTAATAGAAGCTAAATGGGTAAAAGAAGAACTGCACAAACACGACTCACAGTTATTTAGATATTTTGGAACTTCGAAGGCTAAATTTGCGATTCTTACTAATGGTATAATTTACAAATTTTACACTGATTTAGAAGAGCCTAACAAAATGGATGAAAAGCCATTTTTAGAAATCAATATACTTGATATAAAAGAAACACAGGTCAATGAGCTAAAAAAGTTCAAAAAATCTGCTTTTGATATAGAACAAATAATGAATACAGCTTCACAACTCAAGTACTCTAATGAATTTAAAAACATTTTTGCAAAGGACTTACAAAATCCCAGCGATGATTTAGTGAGATATTTTTTATCGGGAGCATATAGCGGACAGAAAACTTCAAACGTAATAGAAAAGTTTAAACCACTTGTCAAATCTGCTTTAAATCAGTTCGTTACTGAAATGATGAACGATAAAATTAAAACCGCTCTTGGAAATGATGCAGACGTTAATTCGGTTAAAGATACAAATATTCTTGAATCTGTTGAAATTGAAAAATCTGAAGAACGGGTTCCTAAAATATTTACAACAGAAGAAGAACTTGAGGCTTATTTTATTATAAAAAACATTTTAAAAGATATCGTACCAATTCAAGATATCTATTATAAAGATAACGAAAGATACATGGCAATTTTATATAAGAACAAAACAACCAAGTGGATATGCAGACTATATTTTAACGGTAGTAAGAAGTACTTAACTGTACCGAGTGACATAAAGCGCGAAGAACGTATTGACATTAATGATGTTTACGATATTTATAATAAAAAAGAAGAATTGATAAATGCTCTCCAAAGGTATTTATAACCTTCCCCTCCCCGATGTTAGTCGGGGAGTTTTTATAACAAAAGCTTTCTGAATCGCTCCACAGCTTTATCGTTATATCTAAACGCGTCAACTTCTTT